AGTAACAGAACTTACATTAAAACTATCTAAAATACTGTTTGTTGACCCATTGTAATCAAGCCATAATTTTGCTCTACCCTGCTCAATTTGTTCTGCTGTAGAACTAGAACCACCGCTTGTATTTTGAATTGTGTTGACTTTAAGTGTTGACATAATTAACGTACAAAAGCTATTTGACCATGCTGACCATCTTGTTTGGTGTTTAGCTCAGATCTATGTTCAAATCTGTAACTACCAGTACTCTTTGTATGTTCACAATGAAAACGTGGTTTTGCTGTACCATTTGAACTTCCCATAAGCATTACATAATTTGTGTCAGGCATAGCAACTGCAAAGTTAAAAGTATAATCTCCTTCTCCATTATCAGTAAATGAAGAACAATTACCAGAAGCCTCTAAAGGGGAAGAACTGCTACCATCAAAATCTGCCCAACCTCTAATAAGAAATCCATTTGCTGTCCCAGAACTGTTTTGAAAAACAGGAACTGTTGAAGTTGATGCACTTTTTACAGTAGTACATGAACTAACTGTGGCGACTGATAATGTACTCATGGTTTTGGATTTGCGTCTTTAACGGCTTTGATGTGGGTAGCCCACGTTCCAGTTGTGTCTAGTTTACCAGCGACTATATCTGCATACAACATATCAAGTTGATCCCCCAATGAAGCATAAATAGTAGAACCATTTGTTGTTCTGTCAGTCCTGTAATTGAGTTTGTCTAACTCAACCCTTGCAGCGTCAACAAGAGTCTGGTCTATGGTTACTTTATTACCACTTGCATCAAAAGCTCCTGTACCATCATCAATAGTTACAGCGTTTGGATAAGCTTTGCGTATTGCTTCGTGATCTAATCCCATATTTAATTTTTAATTAGATTATACATGGAAATAATCATGCTGACACCTCGTATAAAGTTATTGCACTAGCACATCTTACTCTTTGATTATTGTTAGTGTCATTAGTACCAAAGTTTACTTGTACTGTTTGTGATGAACCAGAACAAAAAACAAATCGTATTTTATATGTTACTTGAGATGTTGTAGCTGGTGAATCTAAAAAACCAAAATTAACTGATGCTGGTTGTGCAGCGTTAATTTCTGAACCCATAGACGTGCATCTTTTTCTATTTCCTGCTGCATCACCTAAAGCAATTTGTGTGCTGTCTCTAAATAATTGAACACCCTGACCACCACCAGAGGAGCATAAACTTAAACTGTAATAAACAAAAATTTTGCTTGAATTGCTTGATGGTGTAATTGTTGGCTGCAAACCTGTTACAAATGAGCTTTCAGCACCACTACTAACAGATTCAGAAAAAGTGTCTGTTTTTACAACCTGTCTTATTTGAATTATTCCACCATTAGAACCACTTGGTAGACCACCGACAGGAACGATTGAATTGACTTTAAGTTGGCTCATAAATTTATTATATACACTTTTATACTACAGTCCATGTCTCACCAGCACCAACTGTAACTGTTACCCCTGATTGTATAGTAATTGGACCAAAGCTGCCAGCGTTTTGTCCATTAGTAATAGTATAACTCTGAGTTACTGTTTGGTCGTTTTCCCAAAAGATATTGTCACTTCCAGCACCTTGAGCACCTGCACCAGCAGCAGCCCAACTTAACGTACCAGATGCATCAGAGACAAGAGCATAACCAGAAACAGCAGCATCTTCAGCAGGTAATGTCCAAGTCAAGCTTGATGAAATAGTAGCTGGTGCTTGAAATCCTACATAATGACTACTATCAGCATCAGCAAATCTGAGATCATTTTGAGATTGGAGCGTTAATCCATTCGCATCAAATATCATTTTCTCTGTACCACTTGAAGAAAATCCCATAACATTGGCAGATTTTCTAAACAAACCTAAATCTGTATCGCCATCAAAACTTACAGCAGGAGCACTTGCTGTTCCAGAATCATCAGCAAGAAAAGCACCTGTCATCGTACCACCTGCTTTAGATAACAAACCTAAATTATCCTGATCTATATTTCCTATCTCCGTAAAACCACCATTAGAACTATTTCTTATCTTTAGAATATTTGTAGTGGTATTTAAGAAAGGCATACCTGCCACACATTGACTTGAAGCTAAATCGCTGGACTTAGAATTACTAGATTGGATCGCAGCAAAGACAGCATTTAAATCAATACGGACGTTAGCTCCAGATGCATTTTCTATTGTATAATTTGTTACATCAGCCATAGTTAATAACTATTTTCCTCCATGTTACCCTCCTTTGCCGAAACCAACAGCACTGTAGGTAAAGTTCCTATCAATACTAGCATTACTTGAGTTCTTGAAATGAACTGTAAAGCCAGTTCCAGATATACTTGAAAGCTCGAAGAAATCACCTGTAGCCATATTCTGAGGAGAAATATTAACAGAAGGTAAGAAGCTATTTAAATTACCAAGTGCAGACGTTCCAACAAAGAATGGTGCTGTAAATGTAACTGCCTTTGCTCCTGCTCCAGATGCAATAACAGATGATTGTTCTGTTCTTGATGGCATTGTTGCTGTATAACCTGCCTGTTGTAAATTCATATTCTGTGCAACGTCAGCAGTTTCTAAAGTAATTCTGAACTGAAAACCTCTGCCATTAAAAACTCCATTGGCAAAATCATTAAAAGATGTATATGTAGGTGAACTACTGGGGTTATCTGTTGTGGTTCGGACTGCTATTTTTGCATTGGCATCATTAGCAACTGTTCCGTCAAAATCTGTCCAAGTATCAATCAAATCCGTTCTGTTATCAAACTCATCTCCAACATAAAATCCCTCACCTTGAAAATGCCTTTTTAAAGTAAGAGAGAATGTGCCACCGAGATCAAGAGTATCTACAAAATCATACGTTCCAGTTGCGTTAGATGAAGGATTTGTAAGTTTTAAGCCTCCAAGAGTAGCATCATAAGAAACATTAGACTTCGCTCCGTTATAAGGTGTTACGTCAGTATCTTCTCTATCAGTTTTAACAATAATAGAATCTAAAAGATTTACAGCAGAAATGGTTATACTTGCTGCATTTTCACTAAATCTGCCACCATCATCTTGAAACTTTAATAAATATGTACCAGCCAAAGAAGGAACAATGACTTCTGAAGAATTACCAGCAACAGCTTCAATAATATCCTGTGAAGATTGAAAAGTTGCACTGCCTCCTGTTTGATTGGTGTGTCTTACATAAACACGACCACCATGTAAAACATCAATAGCAGTTGCCTGTTTAAATCTAAGTCTTATAAACTGTTCATTGATAGGTTCAATAGTTAAGTTAGTCACATCTTCTGGTAAAGCAGTTTTACCGACTGCCGTAAATGTAGTTGTAGCAGCATTAGCTGATAATTCAAGAGATAAATTATAGGCAAAAACCTCAATAGTATATGTACCTTTCTTTGTATCTAAGAGTTCAAAATCGCTACTGAATACAACCTGTGAAACATAATTATTATCTTCAAATTTATAATTCACCAAATACTGAGTCACTCCCTGTACAGGCTGCCAATCTACTATTAACTTACTTCTGGCAATACTATTAATAACTACTGTTTTTTCTGTGACAGTAAGATTACTTGGAGGTGATGCAGGTGCATTTAACAATGAAATATTTCTGACAGGAAGAGATGTATTATCTTCTATAAATGCATATTTACCTTCAACATAAGTCAAAGCTGTAATTACATAATTAATATCATCCTGTTCTTCGACTTGTATGACTCTGAATAACTGTGTCTGAAGAGTTGTACTTGATATAACGTAAGGTGCATTAGTATTTGGTGCGGAAGAAAATGCAGAACTGACAGTTATAACTGCGTTTGTAATATCAGATATACTTTTCGATTCAACAGTGCCATCTGACAAAATAACGCTAATTGTAGGGTTATCATTAAGTGCTGGTAAACTTGTCTCCGACTCTGCATCTATAGTTATCGCAGTTGTTGTTGCAGATACAACACGACCACCTCTTCTAGCTCCTGCTCGCACTGGATCGTTTACCTCAATCACAGATCCAGGTCTTACTACAACACCAGAATCT